TGCTGTATCACTACGTCTCTGTCCTCTCTCTTCTCTTTTTCTATCCATTTGTTGTTTGTTATATTTTGCCTGTTGTTCTTCTGCTGCCTGTCCTAGGTCAATATCTCCAGTTCCGATACCACCACCACCTTCAGTCATATAATCAATTCCTTCAGTGTTTTTTGATCCCTTACTTCCTTCACCCAGTTTACCTTCCTCATGACTTTCACTTCTTACACCGTGACCATGTGTGTCTGGTTTTATTTCTGGGTTTGTTCTTATTTGTTGCTTTCCATGTTTTTTACCTTGCTTCTTATCTCCTGCACTAATATTTTTTGATCCACCACCACCTCTTGCACTGTCTACGTTTGTTGATCTACCTTCAATTACTTCTCCTGCTGTCTGGTCTTCACCAATAGTCCGACCTGTACCACCTTCACCTTTGTCAAATATTCTTGCAGTGATATTCATGTCATCGTCCTTACCTTCCTTATGTGATGTTTCAATAGCATTGTTCTTTTTAATAGCACTGCCTTTTGTTAATAATTCTTTAATTTCATTTGGTAAATCATTCCAACTCTTCATTATGAATCTTGGTGTTGGTGCATGAATCTTATCAAGTGCCTCCCACCTTTCTTGATCGTCCATCTTATCCCACTCTTTGTTAATTAAAATATCCTTGATAAAAAAAGTGTCATTTATATGTATATCGTCAAAATCCTGTGTTGATTCCTTAAAAACTGTAACATACTCATTGCTCATTTTAACTACTATTCCTCGGTCTTCAGTACCATTGATATAAAAATGTATATCATCTCCTATTTTGGTGTTGGTTATCTTGTTACTGTTTATCATTTTCCTTAATCTCTTTTGCTGGTTTTCCTATATAAGTTTGTTTGTCGTCAACAGGATCTTGCTCCATACCTGTTTCATGTACGTTACCAAATCTTGCATCTCCACTACCAGTTCCTACCTGTACTGGTGTTTTTTCCACATTTCTTCTCTCTAAAAATGACTCCCATAAATCTAATGGTCTGTCTGCTTTCTCTAAAACCACCTCTTCTTTAGTGTTATTAGTGACAGGTTTCTTTATCTCATCTTCTATTGCTGGTATCTCGGCTGCTATGTCTGGAATTTTCGATTCAGTCATATATTTGTTATCATTCCACAGTATTTAAAGTTTGGTCAACCGAAAAGAGCCTTCTGTAAGGGCTCTCCTATGTCAATTACATGCCATTCATGTCCATATGATACTGCCCTACATGCCAAAACTAAGCTGTCTGGGTAATCGTCATGTTCTTCAGACTTTATCTTCATAATACCTCCCTCGGTATACTCCCTCGTTAAATATGACAGTTGATACACCATTTTATCCACCTTCTTTAGTGTTATTTTGTGGTTTTCAAATAATAATCTCAGGTTTTTATACATAGAAGCCTTCTCCTGCAGTGTAAAAACAACCCCTCTGGCAGGTATATCTTGCTCCCTTGCCAAGTCAATTAGACCACCACCCAGACCAGTTTCGTCTATGAATACTGTTTCTAATCTATAATCCCTAACCATTTCATTTATCTTACCACATACATCTACCACATTTGACTGCTTTTCAGAAGAAACATCTTCGACATATACCTCATCATTTTGATCAACACCAACAACTGTGTATACAGTTTCGTCCCTTCCACTACGTGCAACATCAACGCCCATGTAATAACTTACTTTACCCTCTGGTTTTTTATCACGCACTGCTTCCCTAAGAAGGCTGTTTGGTATCAATGCATTTCCGATGTCCAAAAACTCACCCTCGACCTCTTGAACATACTCTTCTTTTGTAAGCCTCTTAATTTCCTCTAGGAATGTAGGGTCTTCCCTAACTAATGGGTTATCCGTAGACTTTATGTGAAACTCTGTCCATAAACCGTCTGGTTTTTTTAACTTTGAATTTTGACATGCCTCAAAAAAGTAGCCCGACTTGCTAAACGGTGTGCTTGTTAACCACACTCTTGCATTTGTTGCCATACCCGAAGGCAAGAATGCTCTGAGTATATCAGTCTTAATGAAAGAGCATTCGTCTGCAATAATACAGTGAGGTGAATATCCCCTAAGTGTAGTTCCATGCTCACCAGTTGCACGAGTGATAATCTTACTCATACCAGTGTTGTCTAAAAAGTTAACCCACATTTCTGTCTGTGTGTTTCTAACTACATAGCCCTTAAGAAACTTGTTGTTTACTATAAGGCTTCTTATTCTGTCGAACATGATGCCAGCCTGATTTTGTGTAGGTGCTGCTATTACTATGGTACATTCATGCTTAACAGTCTTTAACATCAATGGTGCAAAGAAGGCAAAGTGTATTGCTTTTACGGCAGTGCTCATGGTTTTACCCACCTGCCGTCCACTTCTATAAACTATAAACCTGTCCTTACAATCCACATATCTTTTATTATAATCAAATACCACATGGTCTAAGAAAATTTCGCTGAACATGCTTGGGGTCTCTGCACACTCTGCTATTGTCTGCAGGAAATCCTTTCTCTCCTGTATGGTTTGCTGGTCTGGTCTAGTCATTATGAAAACTGATCCCCATAATCCTTTCTCTTTCTGTAATCCCATCTACCAGTTCCAGTTCTCTTTGGACTCCTATTTCTCCACCAAATTCCACCAAACCAGCCAATGGTTGTTCCACCTAAAAGATAACAGCCACATAGAAACCATATGTATAGATCAATTTCCATCTCTTAATACCCCCTGAGCCTTTATTTGCTTAAATATAGATGATATATCACCAGTCTTTTGATCAAGTTCTGTCTGCTGTGTTACAATTACCTTGGTATTCAGGTCATTAATTGACTTTATCACTGCAAGTAATGTATTAATCTCACTTTTTGTATTTCTATCAGGTACATTCCCGTCCATCTTTGCCTGAGTTAATGCCATAAGTACGTTCTCAAATGATATTTTTGCTATCATGTCAAGCATAGCCTTGACATCGTCTGGCTTTCTGGTATCCATCGTGTTAATAATTTTAATATAATCATCTCTAATTGCACACACTGCACCCTTTTCATACTTTGGACACTTACCATTTCCACCCGAATCTATAGACCTGTAAATACACTGGTCACAATATGCAGGTATGTTTGCGTCCTTGAAGTGTTTAGCAGAATTAAACGGAGATATAGTCTTCCTTTTATCTTCTACTATTATGTTCTTTCCACCTATAGGCTTGATTTTAAACAGATCATCTACCATTATATAACAGTTAAATCTCTTACTTAATAAAGTTATCTGAATAGCAGTTTAAATGTCTACATAAAGGCATGTAATATAATGCCATAGGTAGTTTTAACATTGTGTAGTAATGTCTAACCTTCACCCCATGTTTATTTACACCTATAATTTCCATGTTTTCCTTATATTTATCACAATAATGTTCAAGAACTGGTTCAAACGTCTTAATATTTTCACCAAACGTCATAGGTATACCAGAATTATCTCCCCATATTTCACACTTCTTGGACATTGCTGCTGAAATCCACAGACTAGTATCAACACTATCAAAGGCATCTTTTGTTATGTATTTACCCTTACCCAAACCATGATATTTGTTATTAGTGGGCAGTTTTCTAATAGAATCTTCAGTATCAAATCTACCCTGCATTTTTCCCACGCATACGTGAGACCCTGTTGGGAGGCTTAGTTGAGAAAGGTGTTTTGTAAAGTCTTCCTGCAGTACTGGCAGGGTATTTAAATGTTGAGAGACCTCTTTATTCCAAAAATCAATAGTTCTACTCATGTTATTAGGCACATGATATTGTGCTGCATAACTGTATTTTTCTTTATTATTCTTTAGAAATTCATGGTATTTGTCTGGGTCATCATCAGTCCCAGCCACCACAAATATGCTTTCAAAACAGTTTGAAAAACTGTCTATATTTGCATAAGAATACTTGTGAGAAACAAGCACGTTTTTCACACCACATTCTTGCAACGATCTTAGGGTTGCCTTATTATTGGCATGAAAATATATCTTCATTCTCCAACCAACTTATGGCATAAACATTCACATTTTATTGCTAGTCTTCTTACAGGACACGCATAATGAAGATGTGACATACACTCTGGTGATACATGTCTAGTTTTAATTTCTTCATTCTTTGTCATTCCATTTGCTCCTGTTATCACCGAAGCATTTTGTTGCATATGGACACATACCGTCACAGAGAAAACACTTTGTTCTTTCTGGCAATATGAATTTGGTCATAGACTCTTTGATTATTCTTGCCTTTTTAATCATATCCACAAGAGTCTCTTCTACTGGGTCTAATTTGAATGACATAACTATTGGTTTGTCTCTCTTATCAGACTCCACCTTATTAGAAATGTATATCACAGCACCACGTTCTGCGTCTATATTATAGCACTTCTTTAGTAAAACCCTATATCTGTTGATTTGTTCAACATGACTTTCACTAGGTTTTGACCTAGCCTTACTGAAGTAATCTATGCTCCCCGTTGTTTTCTTATCACAGATTACCCATTCACCCTTCACTTTTACCAAGTCGTCCAGACTTCCA